GTCAAACAAAAGGCACACAGAATTTCGTTCTTTCTTCACAACGGAGAAATCCCAAATGACAACATCGTAATGCACACCTGTGACAACACCGCTTGTTGCAACCCGTTCCATTTAAAACTTGGAACACCTTGGCACAACAGCCAAGATATGGTGAACAAGGGTAGATCGAAGAAAGGAGGCAAACATTGGGCAGCAATGTTTACTGACGAGGAGATAAGAGCAATCCGAAAAGACACCCGTTCTCAAAGGGAAATAGCAAGAAGCTATTTTACCACGCAAAGTCGAGTGTCTTTGATCAAATCCAGAAAGGCTTGGGGACATGTCCCAGACAAAGTTGACTCCGACTGACGAGCAGCTGGTGATCATCAATGCTGCAAAAGATACCAAGAACAATCTCCTGATTAATGCCTTAGCCGGGGCGGCTAAGACAACGACTCTCCAGATGATCTGTGAGAAAGTAACTGAAATTCCAATCCTCAGCGTGTGTTTTAACAAGAAGATCGCGGACGAGCTTTCTTCCAAGCTTCCGTCCCACGTGGAGTGCCGCACCCTTAACTCCCTCGGGCATCGCGTCTGGGGAGCGGCGATCGGCCGCCGCCTCACCCTCTCGGACAAGAAGATGTTCGAGCTGACCAAGCAGTACGCCGAGACCCTCAAGGGCAAGGACAAGGAAGAGTTCTACGAGTTCTTCGGGGACATCCTTCGCTCCCTCAGCTGGGCCAAGTCCTCCGGCTACATCCCTCCGGGCAAGTTCCATCACGCCACTCACCTCGTCGACCGGGATGACTTCCGGGCCATCCTCGAATACAACCAATGGGACTCCCAGGTCCCCGAGTTCGTCATGACCGCCATCGACTCCATCCTCACCGACTCCATCCAGATGGCGTACGCTGGCACCATCGACTTCAACGACCAGATCTACATGCCCACCCTCTTCGGCGGTACGTTCCCCTCCTTCCCGCTGGTAATGGTCGACGAGACCCAGGACTTGTCCCCGCTTAACCACATCATGCTGAAGAAGCTTGCGCGTCAGCGGCTCATCGCGGTGGGCGACCCGTGGCAGAGCATCTACGGCTTTCGCGGGGCCAAGCGAGGCGGGATGCAGGCCATCAAGGAGACCTTCTCGATGGCCGAGTTCACCCTCTCCGTCTCCTTCCGTTGCCCGCAGGAGGTGGTCAAGCTCGCCCATTCCCGCGTCCCGCACATGAAGTGGGCACCGTGGGCCAAGGAAGGATCAGTTGAATTCCTCGACCATTGGTCCTCAGCTGACGTTCCCGACCACGCGGCCGTCATCTGCCGGAACAACGCCCCGCTCTTCAAGCTCGCCCTCGACCTCATCAAGGCCGGGCGCGGCATCAAGCTCGTCGGCGCGGACATCGGCCCCAACCTCATCAAGCTCTTGAAGAAGCTCGGCGACGAGCGGCTTTCCGGTGACGACCTCCATAACGCCATCGACCGATGGAAGTCCGCTACACTTCAGTCCGCCCGGAACCCAGGCTCCGTCGAGGACCGAGCCGAATGCCTGCACATCTTCGCCGAAGCCGGAGGTGACCTCAAGGGCGCCATCCTCTACGCCGAGCGTCTCTTCGCTACCAGCGGCCCGATCCAGCTCATGTCCGGGCACAAGTCCAAGGGGCTCGAGTTCGACACCGTCTTCTTCCTCGACCCCTGGCGGCTTCCTTCGAAGTACGCTACCAACGCTGATCAGATGGATCAGGAACTCAACCTCCGCTACGTCATCCAGACCCGGGCTAAGAACCGGCTGGTTCACGTCGAACTCGAAAGGTTTGCGGGATGAGTGATCTTGTGAAGAGACTGAACATGGCATACGAGCGGACACACGATGAAAGGTTCAAGCTTGCCGCCGCCGAGATCGAGCGGCTGCGGGCTGTCGAGGCCGAATTCGCGGCATTCAAGGCGGCGGAGGATATCGAGTGGATGCGCAGCGCCACCATCGATCGCTTGCAAGCAACAGAGGCCCGTCTCGCGGAGGCGGTGGAGGTCATGCGAACAATCGTCGGGACGCTTGACGATCCAACTGGCGGTCAACACGTCGCAGACATGCGCTCCGCATCAGCGACCGCCCGCGCCTTTATCGCCAAGATGGAGTCCAAGCCATGAAAGTCTTTCTCGCCTTCCTCGCGTTCTTCATCCTGTTCAAGCTCGCCTTGATTTACGCGGTGAATTGAGGTAACGGTATGGTCCGTAACCATCGGCAACGAACCATACCCGCCCCTCCACCAACTTTTCCCCGTCAGAAGGCAAATCGCCATTGACATCCACCCGGCGACGGGTCAATATCAATCCCGTGATCCCGCGCAATCCCGCGCATCAACAGAGGACTACCATTCCAATGGAACAGATCATCATCCAGGGCGTCACCTTCAACGTCCCGACGCCTTACGCTGAGGGCCATGTGCTCGCGACCAACGAGGCCAGCGCCCTCAACCAGCTTCTCCACGAGAACCTCCGCAACAACTTCGCCTCCAAGGTGAAGGCGAAGCGGGGCGACGACGCGGAGCGCAACCTCTCCGAGAGCGAGGTCGCCGAACTCCAGTCCGCGCTGGACGAGTACGCCTCGACCTACCAGTTCGGCGTCCGCGCCGTCCGCACCGCCGGTCCCTCCCTCTCCGCCGTCGACCGCGAGGCCATCTCCCTCGCCAAGGCCGCGATCAAGGAGGCCCTCAAGAATAAGGGCTTCGACGTCAAGTCGATCGACAAGGACGAGCTGCAGGCCAAGGCCGAGGAACTCATCGAGCGTCGGCCCGAGTTCCGGGCGACCGCCGAGCAGCGCATCGCCGCCAAGAAGTCGATCGCCTCGGCTTCCCTCGACGACATCCTGGGCTAAGCGATGTTGCGGCCGCGGGACTACCTCGAGATGCTGTACCTCGCGGCCGCGTCCAGGTTCGGCGTTATCGTTGAGACGAGCGATCGAGACAAACTCATCGCTCGTCTCAACATCGCTCGTCGAGAGGACCCGGCGCTCAAGTCGATCGCGCTTGTCCGCCATCCTCTCAATCCCGACCAACTCCTGCTCGTGAAAAGGAACCCCGATGCGGAGGAAAGAGGATCAACCCCTTCAGAAGGTGACTCTGAACCTCGTGAAGGGTGACTTTGAAAAGTTGCAGGAGATTTACCCAAGGTTGGGCGCTGGCAAAGTCGTTCGCACCCTCGTCCACGCGCATGTCCGGCGCATCGAGGAGACCGCGCAGCAAGTCACATCCGATCTCAAGATCGAACCAGAGGAGATACTAGATGGAGAGTGACATCGCCGTCCTCTTCGAGCGGGACCCACTGTCCCTCTCCGAGAAGGACATTCAGTCCATCGTCGAATACCTCCGGAAGTCCAGAGAGAACTTCATGCAGGCTGGTCCGAAGCCTGCCCGGAGCACCAAGGAGCCTGCCAAGAAAGTCACCAACCTCTCGCTCGACGACCTCGGGCTTTAACAGGATTTCCGGGCCATGGAAAAGACACTCAAGGAACTGCACAGCGAAGCTGACTCCGTCATCGAAGAACTTCGCGAGCGCGTCAGCGAGAAGATCATCGAGCTTCAAGACCAGCTTGAAGACGACGAGGACAACGAAGACCTCCAGTCCGAACTCGACAAGTACGAGGAGGTCTACGGTTGGCTAGACGAGTGCGCCGACCACCTCACTAACCTCGCCGACGAGCTGGGCTTCAACGATGATTGATCCAGCACACCTGACTTCGGGGGAGCAATCCCCCTTTTCCTCTCCCGGCGTCCAGTTCGCTTGGGACTCAACCTCCCTTGGCTACTTCAAGGAGTGCCCTCGGAAGTATTACTACACCATGATCGAGGGGTGGCGCGGCGGCGGATCGTCCGTTCACCTCGAGTTCGGAGGGCTCTACCATTCTGGGCTGGAACTGTACGACCACCGGCGCGCCGAGGGCGCAACCCACGACCGGGCTCAGTTCGACATGGTGCGGTGGGCGCTTGCCGCGACCTGGGTTGGCGAAGCCGTCACCGAGCACGGCGAGGTCATCCCCGCCCACCCGCTCGACTGGGGCCACAACCTCAAGAACCGCTTTAATCTGATCCGCTCCCTCGTCTGGTACACGGAGCAGTTCCGCGATGACCCGGCACAGACCGTCATCCTCAACAACGGAAAGCCAGCAGTTGAGCTTTCCTTTCGATTCGATGCAGGGGACGGGATACTCCTTTGTGGTCACCTTGACCGCGTGGTGGAGTGGAATGGCTCCAAGTTCGTCATGGACCGTAAGACCACCACCTCCACCATCTCCAGCTACTACTTCAACAACTACACGCCAGATAACCAGATGACCCTCTACACCCTCGCCGGCCGGGTCATCCTGAACTCCCCAGTCCGGGGCGTCATCATCGACGCGGCTCAAATTGCCGTTGGGTTCACCAGGTTCGAGCGTGGCATGGTCTACCGGACCGACGAGCAGCTGGAAGAGTGGCTGTCCCAGACTAAGACCTACATTCAGACCGCGCAGCGGATGGGAAGCATTGCCGTCGTAGACGGAAAGGGCGAAGCCGCCTTCCCCATGAACGACAAGGCCTGCCACAACTACGGCGGATGCCCGTTCCGAGATATCTGCGGTTCCGATCCCAGGGTCCGCCAGACTTTCCTTGAGTCCAACTTCAGGAGGGACCCGTGGAACCCACTCAAGACGAGATAGTCAACATCAAGTGCGGCCTCGCCGAGCGCATCATGTTCGAGTGCGAGACGTCCAAGCTTTCCATCGCCGATGCAGTTGACGTCCTCATGGCCTCGGCCATCAGCCTCTGCGTCGCCAACTGCCACCCCGGGAAAGAGGGCAATCTTCTTTCAGCCCTCTTGCAGAAACTGACCCACAACTTTTTGGAGATGTACCGTGCCAAGCTTGAGCGCCCACCAGTCCAGTAAAGTCACGAAGCTCATGCTCATCGGCAACTCTGGCTCCGGCAAAACCGGAGCCTTAGTTTCGCTGGTCAAGGCGGGGTACAAGCTCCACATCCTTGACTTCGACAACGGGCTCGACTCTCTCACCTACCTCATCAAGTCCACGTGCCCGGACAAGCTTCCGAACGTAGACTTCGTGACCCTTCGGGACAAGTTCAAGGCCAGCCCGATGGGTCCGGTTGTAGACGGGATGCCAACGGCGTTTGTCGATGGGCTGAAGCTTCTGGACAAGTGGGAGGACGGCTCCATCCCGGGCAAGCTTGGCCCGGAGCACATCGTCGTCATCGACTCCCTGACCTTCCTCTCCGAGTCCGCGTTCAATTGGGCCACCGCCCTGAACCCGGCGGCAAAGGACAAGCGCCAGATCTACGGCGCGGCGATGGACGCGATCGAGAACGCCATCGCCCTCCTCACCTCTTCCAACTTCGCGACGAACGTGATCGTGATCTCTCACATCAAGTTCATTGATCAGCCGGACGGCACAACCAAGGGCTATCCCACCTCCATCGGGAACGCTCTGTCCCCCAAGCTCCCGGCGTTCTTCAATCATGTCGCGCTGTGCGAGACCGTTGGCAACAAGCGCCAACTCCGAATTCAATCGTCAGGACTTGTCGACCTCAAGTCGACCGTGGCATTCAAGCTTGCCCCGACCCTGCCGATTGATACCGCACTTGCAGACTTCTTCGCCGAAGTCCGTAAGTGATTCAGATCCATCCGCAACATCAACAGAGAACGAACATGTCCAATTTCGCTGACATCCTGAACAAGCAGAACGACGACATCGAGCGCCCGAAGCCCCTGCCCGTCGGCACCTACCTCGGCATCGTGTCCGGTCCCCCGGAGATCGGTCCGATCGGGCAGAAGCAGACCCTCGCCGCCAAGTACTCGATCAAGCTCCTCGCCCCGCAGGCGGACGTCGACCAGTCGGCGCTCATGGAGATGGGCGGCATCGGCGAGCGCAGCGTCACGCACACGCTCTTCCTCACCGCTGACGCGGCGTGGCGGGCGAAGGAGTTCCTCGAGCACTGCGGCGTCGAGACCTCCGGCAAGACCCTTGGTGAGTCCCTCGCCGAAGCACCGGGCCGCCAGGTTATGGTGAAGCTGAAGCACCGTCCGTCCCCGGATGGCACCCAGCTTTACACCGAAATCGCCGCGACCGCGCAGGTCTAAGCGACAACCGGGGGAGGGCAACCTCCCCCACCTTCCAACGGAGAGACCAATGAAGCGCTATCTTGTGTTTGCGTTCCCGCTTCTGCTCGGTGCGTGTGCGCAGTTCCAGCCGGGCGGGTATGAGTTCTGCAAAGGAACTCCTTACGCCTGCAACAACGACGAGAGCGCGGCCAAGTCTGCCCCGGGCGGTAACCCTGCCCCGGCCGCAGCAAAGCCCGCTGACCCGCCCAAGACGGAGCCGAAGCCGGAGACCCCTCCGGGAGGTGGCAAGCCGGGTGGAGGTAAGCCCGGTGGTGATAAGCCCGGTCACGGCTACGGCGACAAGAACCACGACCACCGCGGGCCTCGCGATGGCAACCCGAATGACCGCGAGCAGCAGGGTCACAGCGAGACCGGCAAGAGGGACTCCGATCAGCGATGACCTCTGGGACCTTTGAACGGGTCCTCATCAGTCAGATCACGGTGCTGCGCGACGTGCGTCAGCGCCGTGAGCTGCCTGAAATCGAGGAACTTGCCGAGTCCATTTCCCGTCTCGGCCTCATCAACCCGATCACCATCACCCGCGAGCTTGTACTTGTCGCGGGTGAACGTCGTCTCACCGCCTGCAAATCCCTCGGCTGGACTCACATCCCGGTCCAGTTCGCGGAGAACTCTTCCGACGATCATGTGCGTGCGATCGAGCTGGAAGAGAACATCAAGCGGGTCGACCTCCCTTGGCAGGACCGCGCCCGGGCCATCCAGGAATACCACGCCCTTCAATCCGTCGAGCAGAAAGAGTGGACCCTTGAGGACACCGCCGCTGCCATCGGCGTGCACAAGGCCGAGGTCTCCCGGCAGATTACCGTTGCCAAGGAACTCACCAACCCCCGCGTAGCTGAGGCGCCGAAGTTCTCTGTCGCCTACGGCATCGTCTCCCGCGCGAACGAGCGGAAGGATACGCAACAACTCGAACAGCTTAAAGCCACCATCGCCGCCCCGGTTTCAGCCCCGGCACCCAAGTCCATCATCAACGCGGACTTCACCGAATGGGCCCCCACCTACTCCGGCCCCAAGTTCAACCTGATCCACTGCGACTTCCCTTACGGGATCGACATGCAGAAATCCGACCAAGGATCAGGCGCGGCCCACGGAACCTACGACGACAGCCCGGATGTCTACTGGTCCCTCCTTGGCTGCCTCTGCCAGAACCTCGACCGCCTCGCCACCGAGTCGTGTCACCTCTTCTTCTGGTTCTCCATGAAATACTATCAGCAGACGATCGACCTTCTTCACGCTGAAACCGACTTCATCGTCGAACCGTTCCCACTTATCTGGATGAAAACAGACAATGTCGGAATTCTACCTGATCCTCAGCGCGGACCCCGCCGCATATACGAAACTGCGCTCCTTGCGAGACGAGGAGATCGGAAGGTTGTTCAGGCGGTTGCTAACGCATACGGAGCCCCATCCGTCCGTGACAGGCATATGTCTGAAAAAAGTGAGCCCATGCTCCGACACTTCTTTAGAATGCTCGTGGACGAAAATTCGATTGTCCTCGACCCTACATGCGGCTCTGGATCAGCTATTCGTGCGGCTGAATCCCTCCGAGCCAAGTACGTCCTTGGTCTTGAGCGAGACCCCGAGTTTGCCGAACGCGCTCAACTCGCCCTCGAAGCCGCAAGGAGACTGAACAATGGAAACAAGTGAGCTTCTCGCAGAACGAGGCAAGACCCACGGGAACTACACTGACCACGCGCGGATCACCCAGCGGCTCAAGCTTGTGATCGACGACGAGCTTGCCCGACGGGAAGAACGGGGCCAGGGCCAGCTTCATTGCACCGCCCTTGAGTCCCTCGACATGATCCTCCACAAGATCGGCAGGATCATCGCCGGGCAGTGGGACCACCAAGACCACTGGGACGACATCGCCGGGTACGCCAAGCTGGTCAACGGAGATCCGTAGAGATGGGACTGATACATGACTAACATTGCTTTAGTAGGTGAGGCTTGGGGCGCGGAGGAGGAAACCCTCCGCCTTCCCTTCGTCGGACCGTCTGGATACTGCCTCAACAAGATGCTGGAAGAGGCTGGTATCCGGCGGGCCGACTGCTTCGTCACCAACACCCTCAACCTCCGCCCGCCGAACAACGACATCGAGGCGCTGTGCGCCAAGAAGAACGAGGTTCGCCATGACCTTCCCCCGCTCAAGCAAGGCAAATACCTTCGCGATGAGTTCCTTCCTGAACTCGATCGACTTTACGCCGAGCTTAAGGAAGTTCGACCAAACATTATTGTTGCCTTGGGAAACACTGCCTCATGGGCACTCCTGGGTGATCCACGTATCAGCAAAATCAGGGGGACAATTGCACCTTCGCCATATGGAAAAGTCCTTCCGACCTACCACCCCGCCGCTGTCCTTCGGGGCTGGGACCTCCGGCCAACCGTAGTCTTTGATCTCCGCAAGGCCCTTCGCGAAAGCGAGTTCCCGGAAGTCCGACGCCCGGCCCGCGAGATCTGGATCGAACCCACCCTCGACGACATGGAGTATTTCTATGAGCGACACCTTGTATCAGCCGAACGCATTGCGTTTGATATCGAGACGGCATTCCGAACTATTACTTGCATCGGTTTCTCTTCAAGCCCTCATCGCGCCATCGTGGTCCCCTTCTTTGACCCGCGTCGAGGCGGGAACTACTGGCCGACGAGTGGAGACGAAATTAGAGCATGGGATTGGGTTAGGAAGGTTCTTGGACTTCATGTACCGAAAGTTACCCAAAATGGAATCTACGATGTAACCTACCTCTGGCGAGAGCACGGTTACTTTCCCGCCAAGTGGACTGACGACACGATGCTTCTTCATCACGCCCTGTACCCGGAAGCCCAGAAGGGCCTTGGTTACCTGGGTTCCATCTACACCAACGAGCCGGCGTGGAAAACGATGCGGCCGAAGGGAACGCTGAAGCGAGGTGACGAATGATAGTTATCATTGAGTCCCCATTTGCAGGCAATCGCCAGGAAAACATCCGCTATGCCCGACGCGCCATGCTTGACTCTCTCCGTCGAGGTGAGGCCCCGTTTGCGTCCCATCTACTGTACACTCAAGTCCTCGAGGACAGCCTTCCAATTGAACGGGAAATGGGTATATCAGCCGGCTTTAGATTTTATTCTGTCGCTACCCTGTGTGCGGTTTATCGTGACATGGGAGTCTCGCCCGGTATGCTACGAGGAATTGACGTGGCTCTAGCCGCTGGCTTGCCCATCGAATACCGGGAGATTGGATATGGTTAAAGTCATCCGCACCGAGCATCTCGCCCCGAACAACATCTACGAGGGCGTCTCCCTCCCCCACACCCACGGGGAGTGGATCTACAACGGACTCGATTGTTGCCTGACCCACGAGATCTTCGACACGATCGAGCCCCAACTCGACGAGCACACCCGGGCGACCTACGAGTTCTCCAAGTCGCTCCAGGCCCCGATCCTCGAAATGAACATGAGGGGAGTGAAGATCGATGAGCCGGCGCGCCAAGCTCTCATCACCCACTACGAAGCTGACATTCGCAGACTGGAGTCGCAACTCCGAACCATTCTTGCCGAAGGTCTGGGAATTGCGGGATTTAACTGGAATTCTCCCGCGCAACTTATCTCCCTCTTCTATACTACCTTATCGATCCCCCCGATTACTAAGCGAAACGATAAGGGAGCTTATGTGCCAACCGTCAATCGCGAAGCACTCGAAAAGCTTAGAAATTATTTCCACGCTAAGCCGATCGTCGCTCATATCCTTAAGCTTCGCGACTTGGGGAAGAGAGTGGGAACCCTCCGAACGGAGATTGATAATGACTCACGCATCCGTACTTCGTACAATATCGCTGGCACAACGACCGGGCGTCTGTCTTCATCCTTCAATGATTTCGGAAGCGGCACGAACCTCCAGAATATCGAGCAGCGACTGAGGCGGATCTTCATCTCCGACCCGGGCTACAAGTTCGCCAACATCGACCTTTCCGCTGGAGACTCCCGTGGTGTTGCAGGTATACTCTGGAATCTATTCAAGTCAGACGCATATCTCAATGCCTGTAATTCTGGAGATCTACACACTGCCGTCTGCCGACTGGCTTGGCGAGATCTACCGTGGACAGGTGATGCTGCCAATGATCGGGCGATCGCTGATCAGCCCGCTTACCGAAGCATGTCTTATCGTGACCTGGCGAAGCGACTCGGACATGGAACTAACTATATGGGATCGCCACACACGATGGCCCGCCACTCCAAGATGGAAGTCTCCCTGATCCAAGACTTCCAGTACCGCTACTTCAAAGCCTTCCCTCTCCAAGAGTGGCACGCATGGGTCCGCAGCGAGCTTCTAACCAAAGGCTACCTCTTCAACCTCTTCGGCCGGAAGCGCTGGTTCTTCGGGCGGCGGAACGACGACGCAACTGCCCGCGAAGCCGTCGCTTACGCCCCACAGTCCACCACCGCCGACGCAATCGACCGGGGGCTATTGAATGTCTGGCGACGAAACAACTGCCAAGTCCTGCTTCAAGTCCACGACTCCGTGCTTGTCCAATACCCCGAGGAGGCAGAAGATGAAGTCCTTCCAGTCCTCCTTGCCCTTATCGAGGAACCCATCCCGCTCCTTCACGGTCGCGACCTCATCATCCCAGCCGAAGCCAAAGTCGGTTGGAACTGGGCTGATGTAACGAAGGATAACCCGGACGGACTCGTAAAATATAAGGGCCATGATGAGCGCGTCAGGACAAACCAGGCGGTTAACTTCTTGGATCGCCGCCTTTGAACTCTTCACGGAGCACTCGAACTCCCCGGAACTCTTCCGGCGGTGGGCGGCTATCTCCGCAATCGCGGGCGCGTTGGAGCGAAAGGTATGGGTCGTTACGCTTGGCAATCGTCTGTACCCAAACCTGTACGTCGTCCTTATCGCCCCGCCAGGCATCGGCAAGTCCGTTGCCCTTTCCTACACTGAAACCTTCTGGCGCGAACTCCCTGACCATCACGTAGCCCCGACATCCCTGACCAAAGCAGCACTCATCGATTCGCTGAAAGACGCAACCCGCCGCATCATCATGCCTGGGGGTAATCCCCCTTACGTCGAGTTCAATTCCCTTCTCGTCCCGATCTCTGAGTTGGGTGTATTCCTTCCTGCGTATGACAACGACTTCATGAACACCCTCACCGCCATCTATGACGGGTATCAGTATGCCGAACGCCGCCGCTCGAAAGACCTCAACATCACGATCGAGGCGCCTCAACTTAACCTTCTCGCCGCGACAACCCCTTCGTATCTCAAAGCCTTTCTACCAGAGGGTGCTTGGGATCAGGGATTCCTCTCCCGCACTCTCCTTGTCTATACCGGGGAAAGGCAGGTACGCTCCTTGTTCGATATTCCCGCGTCGAGTAATAGCCTTCGCAGCGACCTCATCCACGATCTCCGCGTCATCTCTGAGGCCTTCGGACAGATGGGTTTTTCAGATGAGGCCAAGTCCAAGATCACGGATTGGCATTTGGCTGGAGGTCCCCCTATTCCGGATCACCCCAGGCTTCAGCACTACCTTACTCGCCGCACGGCTCATGTCCTCAAGCTCTCCATCATTGCCGCGGTTGATCGTGGAGAGACAAAGACTATTGCTGTGGAGGATTTCGAGCTTGCTAAATATTGGCTGCTCGAAATGGAGGAGACGATCCCCGACATCTTCAAGTCGATGACCTCCGGCGGTGACTCCGCGGTCATGGACGAGTGCTGGCATTTCGTCTGGCAGACTTGGAGCAAGGAAAAGCGGCCGGTCGCCGAAGCACGAGTAGTCGCGTTCCTTCGTGATCGCGCACCATCTCACAACGTCATCCGCATCCTTGAGATCATGGTGCGGACTCAAATGGTCAAATCAGAAATAACGAGCGCGGGAGTAGTTTACACCCCCGCGCCCAAGAATGCTCGCTTTTAGCGAACCGATTTGACCCACTCAGCCGCAACAAACTTAACGCTGAAGTAGATGCCGACAAGCCAACCAAGGTAGACAACTATCGTCTTAACCAGTTTGGCAATCTTGCCGAGGGCTTCTAGTCCTTGCCAAGCATCGGCCATCTTCTTCAGTGTATCAACTTCATCGGGGGTGAAGTCAGGTGACTTTTCTGCTTTCTCTAGCAGTTTGTTAAGTTTGTCCGCTCCCACTCTTCGCTGCCTTAATCGTGTCGTTGAAAGCATTGTAAGCTCTCATCACCGAGGCGATTGCTTGCGGAGTGTCAGCAGGGGGATTGGCACAGACAGCCTTCGCGGCCGAATACGCCCCGGCTACTTTCAGTGCGGTTGCTGGCTTGACGTCGTTCTTGCTCTTGTAAAGCTCGAACCCCGCCCAGGCGACGTCGACGCCAAGGCAGACCGTGACCAGCGTGTCGGTGACTTTCTTCTCAACTTCAGTCACCGTAGGTGTAGACGCACACCCGGCTAGGGTGATCGCGAGAACGGGGACGGCCCATTTCATTTGGCTCCTCCAACCCTGGTCGCCGTGACAAACCGGAGAGCAACCATAATCCCACCGATAACGGTCGGAGCATACTCCGCCGGGACATACTGAGTCCAGTCAATTTCCGCAAGGTATTGCAGGATCACCGGAAGCAGGCCGATTACCAGCCCGACCCACACCGTTTTCGACTTTACCACAGGCTTTGTCTCGTTCATCGAGATACTCCGCTAATGCGCGCCAATCCATATTTTCCCTCGGGCGGGCGCACGCCCCTAGGGATAAGACCGCCAAGGCAGCTGATAGTGCGGCCCATCTTTGAAAGACTTCCAGTCGCCGCCCCATTCGATCGGTACTCCCTCAATCTTCGCCGCCTCCTTGAACACCACTGCAAGGTTCCGATAAAGCGGCCAGTCCCACCTGACCTTCCCGGCTACCTCCGCAGCAATATCCACTGCATGTCCGGTAATATGCCTGGAGTTCATAGTCGTGGTCGCGCCCGCATCAAGCAGCTCCTTCTGCCGCTCCTTCGTCCGCAGACCCTCCGTCACCCGGAAACTTCCGGGCGCAATCTCCCACGCCCGGTTCACCACCTTCACCAGATCAGGGTGCAACCCCTTCAGCTTACTTCTTCCTACCATATCCATTACGCTACCTCATGTCTTGATGCAGTAGAGAAGTGCAACGTTACGCACGCGGTTTTCAGTACCGCTGTTATTGTTGACCGTGGTCGATGCGCTGATCGACCCCGATACCGTGTGAGAGTGATCACCAGCCGAGGAAGTGGAAATAGAGCTGGATGTTTGGATACTGTTGGCGGCACCAGTTCCAGCCCCCGCCCCACTCTCCGCTGGCACTGTGTGCGTATGAGCCCCGGTCGTGTTACTCGTCCCCGAGAAAGTCCCGGTCGTAGTGGCCGTGTGGTTGTGCGGGCCGATCATCTCGGACTGCGTCGAGCCGAATACACGCCCCGAGTCCACGCCACGCCCATCGTCCCAGCCTCGAACCCACTCACCTCGCAAATCAGGCAGGTTGAAGGTCGTAGATCCGTCGCCCGCTCCAAACGTCGTGCCGATCGCGGTGAACAGATCCGAGTAAGTTGCGCGGCTAACCGCAGCGCCATTACACTTCAGATACCCGGTCGGTGCTGAGTTCATCGCCACCTGAATAACTGTACCAGCCGGGACACCACTACCAGTCGCCGGTGCCTGATACGTCGGGTCCGCGCCAGGTCCATTCGACGTCAGCACATACCCACTAGTCCCGGGATCAATTCCTGTCCAGCCGCTTGCACCCCGGCTTGGGATAGTCCCACGGGTGTTGTCGACCCAATCCAATACCTCCGTGACCGTCACATACTCCGGGTCACCAGCCCCGCCAGAGTTCCTGCCGATGAGTCGCTGCGTCGCCATGTCGGCGAGCTTAGCGTTGGTAATCGAACCGTCCGCGACACTTCCGCTCGGAGCCACCCAGTCAAACGTGCCAGCCCCGGTTGCCGTCAGAACATAGTTAGTCTCCCCGCCCGTTGGGGCCGGAACATTCCCACTCCCAGACAGTGCCGCCGCAATTGCAGCGTTAATCTCCGTCACCATCTGATCGTAGTTGACCGCGTCATTAGCACTGACCGCGTCCGCTACATTCGTAATTCGGATGCTCTCCGCATCCCACACGCCACCATTCAGATGCAGTGCATTTGGATCGCCCTCATTCGCGAGGTCGATCAAACACATCGTCAGGTAGTCCAGCGCCGCCTCGATCGTCTCCGGATAGACCGTCGACTGGTTCGAGAAGTCGGTGGTCTGCTCAAGCGGAAGTTCTCGCTTAATCTCCAGGTCATAGATCGCCGCGAGTGGAGCCCCGCCCGGCATCGTAACCAAACCGCCGCTCGGCCCACCGATGCCCGTGATTGTGCACGCACCCGTAATGTCAAGCCGCGCGCCGGTCGATCTCGTGATCCGGGTGACGGTGAACCCATCCAGCTGCGGCACCGGAAATCCATACGCATAGAAAGCGTTGGTTCCGTTCCCGATGTAGTAGACGCTGTTCGTCGTGTTGGTGACAGTCATCAGTTATCTCCGATCGCGAAGCGCGTTAGGAACTCTTTCGCCCCCGGCATCGTCCAGTAAGGAAGCGGTCTGATCAGCGCTTTCTTTTCACTCTGCGACAGATCATCCCCCGTTGCAGCTTTAACCACCGCCGCACCCGCCTTTGGGATTTCCCCAAACACCAGATTCGCGGACGGGCCAAGGAAGCTCCACGCTCCCTGCGTCACACCAAACCGGGATTGATCTCCAGCTTGACTGTCGCCCGGGAACGGATACAGCAAAGGCGTCTTAATTGGATTAAAGTCCACTCCCATTGACCGCCCCAGTGTTTGCGCCCGGTTTCCAAGGTCAAACAGCATCGGCATCAAGCCCGACTTGTCCAGTCCTTCCCCAATCAAAAACCCAGGATTAGTCGCCGACTGCTTGAACTTTTCCCAACTTGTCTCCCCGTTCCGCCAAGCTTGGATCGCAGCAATCCCCATCCCGATCGTCACCATCGAGGCAACTGTCGACACGAGTCGGGCATCCCCTTCCTGCAGTCCGCGCATAAAAACCTTCTGATGCGCCGACATATTGAATGACATAAACTGGAAAATCGCCTTCCCCAGCGGACTCTTACTAAACAACGGCGCATCACCGAAGCCAGGCGCCACAATAATCGAGTCCACTTCCTGCTTGACCGCATTCCGAAACGCGCGCACAGCATCCTCGGCCTGTCTTAGCTCCTCGCCAGCTAGCCCCTCTGTCCACCGCTCAGTATTCGGTACCCGCACCCCGTCTACAACTTCACCGTACTGTTTCCAGTACTTAGCGATCCGCGCTTCCTGACCAGCGTTGATGTTCAGGAACCGGAACCATTCAGTCTTATTCCCCGTGCCTGCGTGCTTGACCAACTCATTCATGGTCATTACGCCTGCAAACTTCTGCCCCCACTGTGTGAACAGAGCTAACCCGTTCCACTTACTTGCAACCGAGGCCAGCGTGCTCATCGCCCGATCGACGCCAGTCCCGCGCGCCATAGGGTCGCCAATCTCAAACATATTCATAGTCCGGTGAAGGAGCGT